GAGCCTAAATAAATCCATAATAGTTCATCACTATTTTCAGTTGTATATATTATATCATTTGTTGTATAAGAAGTGCTGCCACTATATGCTTTAGGATATATACCATTCAACGGATTACTGGTTGTTCTTCTTGCCCAGCTTCCTCCAGAATAAGTATGTGTTAGTCCTCTAAAGATAACAGGCTCATCATTAATATTAACAAAAAATGAATGATCTAAATTACTATATTTATTACCTATATTTTGTACGCTATTTACTCTCCAAGAGCATGCTCCTTTGTTATTCCGTGTAATTTTTGCGTAAGTTACAGGACCAGCATGGTAATTACCCCCTGGGTTACTATTATTTGAAATTACTGGTAAGTCTTTACTTATCACTAATTGAGTATTACTATCAATCTGTTTTACTCGCCTAATGTATGCCCCATCTAATATTATTTCATCATCTACTGCTAGTTCTGTGCTAAACTGAGTACTTATTCCTGTTAACGTTGAATTTCCTCCAGTACAATGTACTGTTCCTGAAAGATTAGATCCAGTAGTAAAGTCTTTTAATCCTTGATACATCCAGCTACAATATTTACCAATAACTTCTCTTCTAGGAACTCGTATACCAGCTAAATCATAAGGAGCTGCCAATTCAAATGTAACCATGATCGAGTCTTTACTAGCAATTCTGTCTATGACATATGTAGATTTAGGAAATTCTATTACTGATTTAATACCCGTAGTAGCAGTATCAATAGTAAGATATTTATCTAATGTTGATCTACGAACTACTCGTTTTCCTATTAAACTATCTATTGTAAACCCACTCAGTCCTGATTTACTGCCTCCTTCGGCAACAGCAGAGTCAAAAGCATTTTGAAAAGTAGAATCCGTTAGTAGTATAGATTCTACATTTGCCATGCTAAGAGTAGGACGGTTCATTGCACCATCATTAGCCATGTCAATTCCTGTAACATGTATAGGAAACCCATAATAGGTATTACCGTCAAAAACTATTGGACCATACCCATCTTCAGTTATATCACTTCCTGTGACTTTCATACCAGGAATTATGCTTCCGCTAACTCCATCGGCACTGCTAGGAGTACTTGCTCCATCGATATTTACGGAATGACTATTAGAGGTTACAGCTCCGTTAACATTAGCAGTTATTGTATACTCTGCTCCAGTATTATTATTTACACCAGTAAAAGTTAATTGTGCGTTATCAGTAAATGTCTGCGCTTTATTTAGTTTAATAGTACTACCACTAACACTAGTTACTTGTACGTCTGGGGTAACTCCTGGATGAAAATAAAGGGTAGTAGAAGAAGTATACTCTAGTTCAAATAAGTATACTATTGCTTCTGGTATTTCTAGACTCTGTACATCTTTTGAAATTAAGTGTGTTTCTGTCATGGAGCATATACTCTCTTAAATTTTGCACTTACGTTATAGTGCTCTCCGTTTGCATAAGTTGTATTCCACTCTGAGCACACTACTTTTATTGTTTTTTCACCGGTGGCTGTAGTATCATTTGTATCTGGAATTGTAAAATTAAAACTTGTAACACCCGCTTTACCATCAAAAAACTTAACAAGGTCGTCAGCACTAGCTTTCGGCCTATTAGTAAAATTTACATCATAATCTTCTTCAATAGAATTTAAACCAGCTTTTGCACGCTGCTCATAACCATCTCCGAATTTTGCACTCAAAATTCTAGGGTTTGATTTACGAGTTAGGGTTTTATCTGGAACTATAGTTTCAGTTGTGATTCCAGTACCGGAAATTTCAAAGCCAATAGCCATTATGCTGCTCCATACGGATTAAGGATACCACCCGATCTTTGTTGATAATGTAACTCTTCCTGAACTGCTTTAGCAATTAACTTACCTAATTGATCCCCCATTTGAGAATCTGATTCAGTACTTGTTTGAGCTCCACCTTTACTATCTACAGTAACATTTACAGTAGTATTATTAGTAGCTCCCATACCCGTTCCTTGAACAGGAATAGAACGTCCATCAGGTAAAGGAACTACAGCTTCATTATACTTGCCTTCTCCAATTACTCCAATATGCGGACTTTTTGCGATTCCTCCATTTGCATACTTACGGAAGCCTCCTTTTACAATGCCTCCATTTGCGAATCCAAATAAACTTGCTCCAGCACTAAGAAGTCCCAGAATACCACTTCCACCACCAGCAGCACCTCCACCAAAACTTCCTAGAATAGTACTAAAAATATCACCTAGTCCATGGCCAAAGTTACTAAATAAACTTCCCATTTTACCGAGAAATCCTCCTTCTGCATTTTTATCAAAAACTGCTCCAAAGTCTTGAACAAATCCCGTAAATAAGCCTTTTATACCACTTCCTCTTCCTATTACTTTCGTATCACCTCCTGCATATCGTGAATCTGCATGATGCTCTCCTCGTGAGCCCACACTTGTACCCATTAATTTGGCAAAAAATCCTTTTTCTTTTTTACCTTCTTTAGCTATTTCATCAAAGGATGACTCATTATTAAATCCAGATGGTAGTTCTCGTTTTTTAGCTGAAACTTTTATTTCTGTTAAGTCTTGTATCTTTCCTGGAGTAACAGCATCAGGATCACCCCCAGCAATTGCCGATGCAAAAGCTTTTGCACCTATCTTACACGCCTCAATTATTTTCTCATAATGAAACTGTGCACCCTCTTCAAGAGCTTTTTTCAATTTATTTTTACCTTCTTCAGTTCCTTCTTTGTGTGCTGTTTTCATAGCTTCTGCTGGATCTTCAACTTTCATCAATTTATCCATAATTTTTCCAGTCATCTGTTCTGCAAGTTTATCCGCTACTCCACCGATTGCTCCTTGTGCGATTTTAATAGCTGCATCTTTAATACTTGACTCTTCGCCTTTGAGTACAGAAGCAATATTTGTTTTAAGACTTCCTTCCAATGCACCCGCAGCAGCATCACGTAATTGAAGCATTTCATCTTGTTGTCTTTCTATAATTCCTAATTGTGCTAATAAAATATCTTGTTGAACTCTTAATTCTTTAACCCTTGTGGCATCTTGTTGTACGGTTAACTCAGTTTTTCTATTTATATCTGTTTCGATTTTATCAATTTCAAATAAAGTTTTTTGTCGATCGTGCTCTAACTTTAAACGTGTACCTTGATCTCTAGTTAAGCCAGCTCCTGCACGAATAAATGCTGCTTGTAATTTAGAGATTTTTAACCGAATAGTAAATTCTTCTTCTAATACCTTTTTAGATTTTTCTTGGAGCTTACTCTGGGCCTGTTTCATAGTTAGACCCTTTAATTCTTCTCTATTTGTTATTCCTAATATCTTTAAATAGGCTTCTCCTTCTTTTGTAAGTACTCCTGCTTCTGCTCCCTTTTTCTGAAAGTACTGATTAAAGTCTAAAGCTAATGTTGTGCTGTCAAGACTCAAGAACATATTATCAAGTTGACCTAAAAGATCTAAATACTCTGAAAACTCAGATGAAGATTTTCCTAAACTTTGAACCATTTTATCAAAGGCTTTACTAGTATTTGTTGCTCCTATAAAGGCGTGTCCTACTGCTTTTGTTGCTTTCCCGGACTCCATCATTCTTTTTACTAAACCCGGTAACTTTTCCTCAAGTATAGCTATTGATGTTGTATAAATTTCGAGCTCGTCTCCATATAGACTTCCTTTACTTGTCTCTTCCATTCTCTTCATTGACATAACTACTGCTGAGATATCAGATTTTAACTCTTTGCTCGCTGTTCCTGTATCCTTAAGTATTTTTGCAAAAGTAGTTAAGCTTGTTCTTATACCTGGAAAAGTTTTTTCCAGCTCTAAATTTTCGTCACTTTTCTGATACATCTGTGTAAGTTCTTTGTAATCTGTTTCAGGTACTACCTTTAAACCCCCTGACAATACTCCGCCTGCAGTTGCTTCTGGTCCAGTTAAATTTTGTGCCAGACCCTCCAAACCAACTAATTGCAAATTATTTAAAACATTAACTTGCCTAGTAACATCCTCAATATTAGTTTTAACTCCTTTCCAGCCGTTTCCCATGTCAGCTATGGCTTCATTTTGCTCGTCGTACCTTCTTTTTAATTCTTCTGCATTTCTTTCAACATTTTTTAATTCGTCGGACTTTAACATATCCAGAATTTCTCTAGCAAAACTTAATGCTAATTGTAACATTCCGATAATTGCAATAGCACTGAAAGCTCGCGATGCAAATCTACCAAAATTCGCCGTTGCTGTTTTCATAGCACCCATCACTTTACCGTGTTCTGCTTGTAAAGTATATAACTCTGCTTTTGCACCTGCTGCCCACTTTTTCCACCCAACAGAGTTTGCTTGTATCATTAACTCATGTTCTGCTTTTATAATTTTTAAATCACGAAGAACAGCAGTTTTTGTAGTTTTAGACATCTTTAGTACTGAAGTAGAATTTGCGTTCGCAGCTACTTGTATAGCACGTATTTCGCGTTGGCCTATATCTCCTGATTGTATATTTTTACCTATAGCGGAATCAGTAGCAATACCAGCCATTCTTGATTTTGCTTCGTTAGCAGCGCTGCTAATATCAGCAAGAGCTGGGGCTGCGGGAGCTAATCCTTTGGCAATGCTAATGCCTAATACTCCGAAAGCTGCGGCAAGCGCTTCAATATTATCTGCTAAAACTCCACCTGCAAATTGAGCTATCGGATTAATTATCTTCATTATCTTTTTGACTAAATCATCAAAAGACTTTCCAAGTCTTGCAATTTGATTAACATTATTTCCAACATCATCAAATTTTTCTGTTGTTTGTTCAAGCACCGCATTTACTACTGCTTGTGTTCTTTCAAAAGCAGTTAATTGTTTTGCGGTTTTACCAATACTAGCAGCATAATCTGCTGTAACAGTATCTAATCTAACAATAATACCTAATTCATCTAAGAGTTCTGGTTCTGCTTTAATTGCACCTTTTACAAGTCGATTAAAAGAGTCTGTTAAATCTCGTCCTAAAGCAACAGAAGTATTTTTTGCTGCTTTAGCTAACTGCTGCATTTGATCTGTAGATACTCCTGCTGCAGAACCTATTGCTGCTGCCTGAGATGCTGCCTCAAATGCAAGCATACCTCCCGTAGCTTCTTGCATACGAGAAGTTAAAAGTTTCATAGAGGTGCCGGTTTTTATTGCGAATTGTTCTTGTGAACGGGTAAGAGAGGAGATATCCCCCGCTTTCTTTAAAAAGTTATAAGCAGCAGAAATTGCAAAGATATTTGCAGCAAGAGTCGCATAAGCAGCCACAAGGCCGCCTGTGCCTTGTGCCATTTTAGAAAAGTTTTTTGTTGCATTAGAAGAAGAGTTTGCAACTCCTTTTATTCTTCTATCGGCAGTATGAGCACTAGTTGCGGTTTTATCTAGTTCTAATCCTAGCTTTTTTGCATTAACTGCTACTCGTTTCGTAGTACCTTTATCATCGATTACTACGTCAATAAAAACTTGATTTTTCTTTGCCATTAGCCTCTTACATTATGAGTATAGGTTTTTCCACTCGCTTGCTGTCGTTTTTGTTCTTCAGCTTTTCGTTTTCTAGTTGCATCTTCTGCACGACGTGTAATAATAATTCCATCATACATTTGCATAAAAAATAAAATTTCTCTTGGATTATCTATTTCATATACATCAAAAAGATGTTGACACTCAACCCAATTCTTTCCCATATAAGTACCAGACATTCCTTCCCATCTTTCTGATACTAAATTATACATAAAAAATGCCACTTGTATTTCCTCTGGAAAAACAGAGGCATCAAGCGGCATCTTTTCGGGATCAGGCTCTTGACCTAATTGTTCGCAAATTCGTAGATATTTTTCAACATCAATAGAACCTTGCTCTTCTACGAATCGAACAAGTAACTTTCTTACTTCAGCTACTTGTTCCCAGTAAAATTTTCAAGGTCACTCACAGTTTCTGTCACCCAAGTATCAAAGTCAACAGCGTTCTTCATTAATAACTCTGCATTATCTGCTGTATAGGCTAAACAATCATCTGGATCGAATTCCGAAACATCCACCAAAAGAAGCTCTTCTAAGTATGAATATTTTAAGCCTTTCCATCCTTTTATTACTGATTCACAGTAATGAATCAAAAATTTTTCTTCGTTTAACTCTTCTTCGGGTTGACGTGTTTTTTTATTCCATTTTGTAGTTACACATTTTTTACGAAGTTTTACTAATTCTTCTCGTGCTAAAAAACAAAGATCAATGCTCATTCCGTCACACCCAGGGTATGGAATTGATACTGTTTTACTCGGAGTCATAAGACTCGCTAATGATACTGGTTCTTTCTTAGCTGGCTGTTCTGGCATTACGGTTATCCTTATTAAAATTTATAGAGATAGTATAATTGAAAAGACAAAAAATGTCAAGAATTATTTTTGGAGGGTGAAATAAAAAAGGGGCCGAAGCCCCTTTATGGGTTAAGAGTAGTCTGATACAGGGAAGTAAGTAAGAGCTGTGATTTCGTCAGCTGTTCCAAAGTCCGTTGGTAGAGCTTCAAAACTTGTTTCTAGAGAAATTACATCTTCTACTTGGTGGGTTGGTACCGTTATGTGAGCAGTTGGAAATTCAACTTTTAAAGCAGGATCGCCACTTGCAGCAGTTGCAGCAGTTGCACCTCCAATATCCATTGTTACCTTAAACTTGTTCACAACTTTGGACATAGCACCTGTACTTACTAAATCGTTAAAAAACTGTCTGGAAGTACCAGAAGTTATATCAGCGTCATCTAGTGTTAAGTAACAAGTTGCATTACCGTT